TAGAAGTTACTGTAGGAAGTGCGAAATTTTGTCTTGCTTTCATTTCCTTTGTTTTTTTAATGAATTAATTTTTTTATTTATATAATTTAGATAAGAAAGATGATTGTGAATTTTTCACTTTCTTACCATAATTTTTAGAGTTTGCTTGAGCTGCGAATCTAACACCTTCTTCAACAGGTGCTCCATCTAATTTAGGAAGTTCCATTTCTTCAATATCATCTTCCTTCTTAATATCAGCTTCTTTATCTACCACTTCTTCTTTTACTTTCTCCATAGCCTGCATCTTCTTCTCCATCTCTTCAATACGATAAGCTAATTTAGCAACCATATCTTTCAATTCGATTTCGATAGATGGTTCTTCTTTATCAGTATCTTCTGGTAGAGGAGCAACTTCTTCAGTTTCTTCTTCCATCTTTACTGAATTTTTTTCCTCTCCAACGATTTCTGATGCAGGAATATCACCTGATGCTTGTGGTATATCTTCAACTTTAACATCTTCCAATTCTACATTTTCTCTTTCAACGATAACTCCATCTTTAGTTATAACTTTGATAAGGGTTTCGTTTCCTTCAGTATCTTTCAAAGATAATTCATGCTCACCATCTGGTGCTTTTGCTTTAGTTCCATCTTCTGAAACTACTTCTAATGGTTCACCCACATCGAAAGTAGGAGATTCTACGATTGTACCATCGGCCAATTTAGCGTAAGTTAGTGCTACTTCATCTTTTGATAAAAGAGCCATTATCTTACTTAATACAGTTTTTGAATTCATAAGTGTTTAGTTTATATTGTTATTAACAATTGTAAATTTATTTATAGTTATTTTTTTTATGTAATATACCTACATGCTAGCACGCCTCTACTATCCGAATGATTTCCTGTTGATTTAGTTGCTGTTGCAACATCAACAATCCAATTCTGATTTCCAGGATTTGCTACAAATGCAGATGATGCATGGTAGGTTGCTCCTGTTAAACTATATGGTATAAATGCTTTGTTAATTAAAACTAATTGTAGTTCATCAGCTGATGGCATAAACCAATCAGTAAATCCATCATTAGTATAATTCCAACACGTTCCTATACCATCTGTAGTGTATCCTGCAGCAAATGCTGCCTGTGTATTTGTAAATCCTTTACCATACGCTATATCAGTTGGCGTAACAACACCACCAATTGAAGGCCATGTCATTGCACCACTTATTTCAACAGGTGCAATAATTAATCCCTGTTGATTAGGATAATTACCAGTTAAATAAATTACATATCCACCCTGATAGTATAATCCTAAACTTAACAGTCTACCCGTTGCACCTCCGCTTGTATTAAATCCAAATGGTTGTATTAACATATTATGCGTTTGTCATAGTTTTAACAGATGCCAAATAAACTTTATTTGAAGCAAATGAACTAAAGGTTAATATATCAGTTCCAGCTGCATTAGTAGGAACATAGAATGATGCAGATGGTTGGAAAACATTTGTTGAGAATGATGCCGTTGCTGCAGCTCCTGCGGTTGTTATTTCTAACATTGCTGATTGACCTGCTGAAACATTTTGTACATTGATATGAGTATTTGCAGATGCAGGTAATGTAAGAGTAAAGAAATTACCTTTACTTAAATCTATCGAAGCAGTTGATGAAACAATACTTGCGGATACTACATTAGAATATACAGAGCCAGTTAGTGTTAGTGAACCTGATATAGTTGCCGAACCACTAATTACTGCTCCACCTACAACTGTCAAATCTACTGCTGCTGAACTTGATATACTTACTGAACCAGTTACCTGTAATGGTCTCAATATCTGAACTTGACCACTACCATAATCACTATATGGTTGGAATTTAATTGCTTTGGAATAACCAGTATTAGGGTCATAATCACCTATATATGAACCAGTACCATCTATACTTAATTGAATAGTTCCTTCAGCATTCTCTAAAACTATTTCTTGAAATTGTGTCCCACCAAGATTACTATATACTGCATTTCCTGCAGTCATAATTGTTATTCCACTACCACTATCAATACGAACTGAACCTGATGAAATTGTAGTTCTATTTCCTCCAACAGAACCAGTTACAAATATATTACCTATAACTGTTACATCATTTACTTGGGAACCTGATACTAAAAGGGAACCAGTGATTACTGCATTACCAGTAATGTTTTGATTACCTACGAAGGTATTAGAACCCGTAGTTGCAAATGAACCTGTTATGCTTTCAATTGATGATAATCTTGCATTAGTAGATGCGGTATATAAATTAACTGATTGTGTATATTGAGCAAATTCTGCTTCTGATACAAATCCTGCATCTAATGAAGATGAAAAACTCAACAACTGTGAAATAGATGCCGTAGCAGATAGATTGAAACTATTCTGTGATGCAGTTAACTGATTTAATGAATCAATTGATACTTTAGCAGATGCAGTAAATGCGTTAGTAGATGCCGTATATGCATTAAAAGATGCAGATGGTGTATTACTTGTATCAGTTAATACGGTAATAGATGCTATAGCTCCATCTACATTCGGTATAATACTTGCTGATACAAATCCGTTAAAGAAGAATCTAGTTGATGTTCCTATACTTGCACCATTAACTATAATTTGATTTATAGATGAACTCCATGCATTTAATGAAGAAGTTGTAGATTCTAAATTATTTAATCTACCTGTTGCAGATTGAGTGAATGTATTAACACCACTATTAACTGATAATTGAGATGCAGTAAAAGAATTAAGTGCAGTAAAGGATGGTTGTTGTGATGAAGTAAATACTTCCAACGCATCTATTTGTTGATTCCAACTTGCTGAATCCGCAGTATATTCGATTTGATTTACTGTAGAATCAATCACATCAACATTAAATGCTCTTAAATCAGATGGAGTAATACTTCCATTATTGTTATTTGGAAATGATTGATTATTCTCTACTATTAATGCCTGCTTTGATATTTGTGCCATGTCTATGTTTTTATTTATTCTAATACAATTTCAAAACCATCAGAGTATCCATCAGAGAATGCTCCACCACCTGTTCTATTAGGTGATTGTATTACACCTATACCTTGCTCCATCAAATGTCCTTTGCAACATCTAACATCGTATGTATCACTATCCAAACATAAACATGCTCTTCTACTGTTTTTAGGTGATGATAAACCTAAAGTAGGTCCTAAATAAACTCCTGACTGATTCTCTCTATTAACAGAATATCGGAGGTTTCCATTACGTGAATTAGACCATTTCCCCATTATATGATTTCGTTTTATATAATAACACCAAATAGATTAAAAGTGATTACTTCTTAATTGTTTTAATCATCTCATTATGTATCAGAGTTTCTAATTGTACTTTATCTGCTTTATATGCTAGATATAATAAACACTTCTCTAATGGTTGCTCTACTACTTCATCGATTTTAAGGATATTCCCTTCTGCCAATTCAATAATGGTTGCATAATTTGACCACTTCTTGCTAAAATTTGCTTGATGTTGAGAGGAAGCTCCTCCTCCTTCAAATAATTCAGGGTAAAATTCAGTAAGTCTATTTGTAAATTTAATAAAAAAAAAAGTGCTCCAAAGTGTACATCCATAGGGACATCCAACCATTTTTCGAAATCATCATCTCCTCTGTATGTTTCGATTGAATACATATCACCTTTTTTATGTTTAACTGGTCTATATAATATATTCATTATCTTTGCCCAATTCTCATCCATCTCTATTGTTTTGAATTTAGTTATATCAGAATACGCACCGTATGTCATATTAGACAAGTTTGGTTCAAATCCGTATTCTATACCATCGATAGTTACAAATCGTTTAAGAGGCAAATCTACATTACCTAAAAAGTTATTTAACTCATCTCTTATTGTATTATAAGTATCAACAGGTAATGATTTAAGATATGAGGCATCTAATCCACATAAATGATATATCATAACTGCACCAATTGCTTCATCATTATCTTTGTAGTTATTTATATCCTTTTGTAAATCTAACCACTTCTTTAGTGAAATATCTCCGTATGAAGTAGGTATTTTAATTTCTATTTCCTTTACCATATATTGTTTTGTTTTAATACTAATAATAACTTCTTTACTTTTGCTTCTTCGTTATCTAATTTAGCTTGCATTAGTATAATGCCAGAACGAAGGTCCTCATTTGTTTGTTGTAACTCTTTTGCAAACAGAATCAAATCTCTGATTTCTTCTGCACTCCACATTTGTTCTTTATCTAAAACTAATGACATATTTTCCTTTGGTTTGTGCTTTCTGTGTTAACTTCATCATTGCTACATATCTTGCAGCATCCAATAAGTGGTCTAATCCTCCTTCGGGTGTATCTGTTACATATCCGTATTTATCAGTTGCATATTGATACGCATACATCTCATTAATTAGGTTTTGTGATTTCTTATGTATATGTATCTTATGGTTCTGTAGGACTGATATACCAAACTTAATTGAATCAGGTCCTTTCTTTACTGCTTTAGCATTGAATCCCATTCGATATAATTCTTCTATACTTCTCGGTTCCGATGAATCACACCATATCTCTTCTTGCTTTGTTATATCTAATCCTTTTAATCTATCTCCTATATCCTTTAGAACTAATCCCTTCTCATATAGTATCTCTTCTAAATAAAGATTATCACCATTCTTATACACTGCTACTACTGCAGTAGGGTCTTGTGAGTATCCCCAGTCTAATCCGAATCCAACAAACTCTGCTTCGTAATCATCTACTATCTCAAAGTTGTATATTGCTTTATCATTAGGAGCAAACTCACCCTTACCATATATCTTCCAATACTTTGGATTCTTTATTTCTAATTCTTCAATGCCCTTAACCAATTCCTTTGGTAGATACGGATTATCTTTGTAGGTAGTAACATACCTATCACAATCCTGCATCTGTCTTAACCAATGGTATGGTGATACGGTGGGATTGTAAGCAAGTATGATTTGACCTGTAGTACGGATTGATAACTGAAAATAACTTTCTTCATCTAATTCCGATGCTTCATCCACAAATAGAATATCAGATTTTAATCCTCTTAACTTTTCAGGATCGTCTGAATTGATAAATTGAACTATACTATCACCCAACTTATAGGTTCTATCAGTAATGTTCCAATCATCATCTCTCCACACTCCTAATCCTTTCAGTATATCGGTGAAATCTTTGATTATGGTCCTCTTTAGTGATGGGATGGTTCTTCGTACCACCGTAATGGTTTGCGTTGATTCTAGCCCCCTTACAATGAGAAATTGGAGTATTCCGTACGACTTACCCGAACGTGTGCCACCTATGTGTTGACTCACTCTTTTAGTTGAATCTAATAAGTGCTCAAAAGTGATTGTAGTATTAATTTCCAGATTCACTACCTGTTTTGTTTATATTCACATTTATAGATTGTATCTTTTGTTCTATCTCCCCTTTCAGTTCCGTTCTACTCAATTTAGGAAGCATGTACTCCATCAACTTCAGAGAGAGTTCGATTGCTCTTTCAGGGTCGTTCTTTCGGATTTTTTCCAAATCTGATGATAGTGTGTTAAGTGTGTTATTAACTGCTCTCGCAATAGTTAACTTTGCTTCTTCAGTACTCCTATTCAATGCACCATGCGGTCTACCCTTACTTAACTTATGTCCTTTTTGAAATGGCATTTTTATTTATATTATTTAATTATATAACAG